TCCGTATGTTTGCCCTTTAGGGTATCCATTAAGCATTCCAGGCAAATAAACATTATAATATTCTTGTTCTTGTTGACGAACTACAACTTTATATGAATACCAGCCATTTACATTTATTGTATAGGCGTATTTAACGTCTGGAGGAATATTTGTTCCGCTGTATTGATAAATATTATTAACTCTACCGTCCAAGGTTATAGTATAAGGTATTCCGTATGTAGTTGGGATAGTGGGGGTTGGTGAAATTGTTTTTACTGTAACATAATCTGTAAAAGCCCCTCGCATTGAGTCCCCTACTTCAGGAATAACCCCAGCTGTTGGCGTAAATATATAGGTTGTATCGGTTATAGTAGCAGCGCTTGCTATTGTAAATCCACCCACTGAAGTTGGCTCTGCATATAATCCGGGCGTTCCTAAAGAAGGTTGATTGCTAGAGGCTATTGGAGTGTTTATTAATAAAGTTATTGCATTACCAAACCAATCTTTGACAACGGGCATTGTTGATTCCATATAATATGGTGAAAATACAGTTGAACCACCATATTCAACTCCTCCAGAATTTGTTGTTAAAGTATCTAATGCAGATAAAATAACTGAGGATTGTCTACCGTACTTATCCGCTAAAACAAATCCTACTTGGTAAGTTCTGTTTTGTTTTACGGTATGATTTGGGTACTCAATAAAGTTTAATGAATTTTGTTGTTTTCTAGTAACGGATACTTGATAATTTAAAGATTTTGGAGCGGTATAGTTCTTTAAGAAATTACCATATATTATTCTATTTCCAGCAGATTCTTGTGCTTTTGCTTTAACCGGAACAATATCGTATACTCGCGTTGTTTGATCCTCTGTTAATAATTTATAAGGCTTTCTAGATTGATAATCGTATTCATATACATTTGTAGTAGTATTTGAAGAAAATTGAGTATAAGGAATAGTTTCAATTACATTTATAGCAATCCTATCAGATTCTTTATATAAAATATCTAAAGCTTGTATTTTATAACTTTGATTTACTCTAGATAATATATCCGGAAATGGAATTAATAAAAGAATATTGTTTACATTGTTTTCAAACCATTTTAATACGGTGCTTTGATATGCGTCATTTTCATTACCCTCTATAAAATATCCTTTTTGATTTGGTATAAAAGTTATTTGCGTAAACGGAGCCATTAAGGTATATTCTCCATCATCTAATCTAAATCTATAACTAAATCTAACATATCTTCCTTTTAAATAAGCTGGATCGCCAGGCCATTTTGGATCAGAAGATTTGTCGGTCATTGTAGATATTGCAAATGTAATTTTTGTGCCGGCAAGAACAGTCGGAGGATCTACTGGATCTAATTCACTAGAGACCGTAACGGATGTTGGTGTAACGCTTTCTACTATTACAAACTTATTGTCTTCAAGGGTTGGGTTATCTGCAATCACAGTCATTCCCGGAACAACGCCAACAGTGCTGTCTACCGGTATTGTATAACTTGCCGCAACAGTATTAGAAACAGTTGTTGTAACATATCTAACTAATGAAATAGGTTCTATAGGAGCATATTTAGCTACAGATATTTGATCTTCTGTAGTATAGTAAGGTGAAACACTAGTTGCTGGCGCAGATATTGCAGAATTAACATTTATTTTTCTTGGTTGATTATTATAATCCGTCCAAAATAATAAGCTTTCTACTAAATTTACACCGCTTATTGGCGATAATTTTAAAAAATTTAAAAAATCACCTTGTACTAATATTATATATGTTAATGATGAAAAATCATAAACAGTTATTTGATGAACTATTGGGTATATACCGTTGTCGCCTTCATTAGTTAAAAATTGATATATACGATTATTGTTATTATCCATAAAATAACCAATACACTCCATACCAACTATTGCGTTTGGTGCTCCAATTATATTATTACCTAATATATTTTGTAGCGTACCAACATCGCTGTTTTCAGATTTTCCTATCGATACATTAATGGCTTCTCTATATTCTCCATTTGGCAAAAGTCTATCATCCAAGTCTTGATTCATCTTGGACTGTAGAAAACTATTTTTTATTTCACCCATATTATTAGTGTTTAATCCATTTTGATTGTCCTCTTAATACTTGAGTAATTTCTTCTAATTTTATATTTGACAATCTTATTTTTGCATTTCTTAATTTAGCTGATTTTTCTTGTTTAAGGCGATTAATTATATATTCAGGTTGATTTATTCTTAAGGCCAAAATAGCGTGTATAATATGAGCATACATAGCTTCTTCTGCTAATTTAGGAACTTTTGTATCTAAATCATATGCAAGCCCATCAGAAACATATTCTATAATTATTAATCTACCAACCATACCGCTGCTAAATGATATTTTACCTTCCCTATCATTTATAGTAAAGTAGCCATTCTCATTTGCGTATTGCGGATCAATACCGTATCTTTGTCCAAAATAGCCATACCATAACCAATTGTCATAACCATATCCATTATCTATCCAGTTACCACCGCTATTAAGATTATTAGTTAAAGAATTAAGATCATTATTCCTCCATCTTTTTTCGGTTATTGATTCAGCATCTATATTGTCGTCAAAGTTATCTTGTATTGGCACACCTCTGCTATCTTGTACAGGAGATTCATATGGTGCTAAAGTTAAATTATTTGTGGGATAAATTGGGTGCTTAACTCCTGCTCCGTCTATCCATGCAAGCTTAACGTAATTAACATAATCTTGAGGTAATACGATGCTTAAGCTAGGCGGTATTGTTAGTTCTTGAGATTTAATACTTTTTAATGTATCGTAACTAAATTCCTGTAGGCTTCTTTTTGCGTGAAATATTACATCCGTTCTTTTAACAGATGGTATAAGTTTATCTTTACCTACATAAGCAACCATAAAGTTATTAATAATATCATTTAAGCTAGTATATGCATAACTACCATAATTTTCTTCTGTGGTATTACCAAAGGCTTTTTCTGGAATAGTAGTTGCATAATTACCTCCGTCTAAAACTTTTAATTGTACAACTACATAAATGCCGTTTGCTAAGGCGGGAGTAATGGTTATTACATTGTCAAGTACCGTATATATAAATGTATATTCTGAGAATGTACCTGGCAATCCTGTAAAGCTAGTATATAGTTTAAAATTATTTAAAGCATAATTAGTATTAGCTGGATTCCAATCTTCAAAAATTAAATCGGTATTAAACGTTGTAACAAACGAGGTTTGAGTTCCTGTTGCTATAAATCCCTGGGCACCTTCGTAATATTGTCTATTTGTTTCGGTAATTAAACCGTTATTTGGTATTGGCATTTTTTATTAGCTTTTAGAATTAACATTTTCTGCTTGCGCTTGTTGCGCGGCTATTTGTACAATCTGCGGGTCTTTAATAATAACTCCAGAATAAAGCAATATTTTAGTTATTATATTTGTTTGTTCCGTAGGATGTAATTCAAAATCCCTAGAACCACCTGGATTAGTGTTAGGATTATATATAGTTGGATCATATATATATTGATATGAAGGAGCCGTAGCCGTAAAATTCCATATAGGATCAAACGGTTTTCTAATATATGTACAAGTAATTCCAGAAATTATAGTTGTTGGATATACATTTATTATTGGGGTATTGCTAATGCTAACTGCTTTTGATGTATATACTGGCCAATATAGGCTAGGCTTAGTTAACGGAGATAGGTTAAGTTCCAATAGTTCATTTGGTTGAACATATTGAACTTCTTTTTCTCCTTTATATATAACTGTTCCTAATTTATAAAATTCAGTTTGCGGAACAGCATTTGGTAATAATGGCGCAAAGCTGCCTGCCGAATATGGGCAATTAGTTTCGGCTTGAAATATTGATATTTTTTGTTCTAAGTTTTTTACACGATCCGCGTATTCCGTATCATTGCTATTAACTCTATATTGTTGATTCAAGTCTTCAAAATATTCATTAAATATTTCTAATTGAACTTGAGTAGCCGTTTTATTAAATTCATCAGGCGTTAAATAACCTCTTGATTCTTTATTAAGAATTAATAAAACAGTTCTATAAACTATATTTACATTTACTGCCATTTGCTTGCTTTATTATAATATTAAGGCGGTAGCTTTCGGTACCGCCTAATATTAGTATTACGTATTATTTTAACTTTTTCTCTATAGACTTAAAGACTTCTGTGCCTTCATCTGTCTTAAAGAATGCCGCCATAGCGGAGTATGGGTTTTCATCAAATGGTACCGTCATTAATTTTTTATCATTACTAGCCCAATTAAAAGTTCTTTGGTCTGGTGATAATTTAATAATGTTAGCTTCTACAGCCTTAATTGCTAAATTCCTAAGTTGTACATTTTCATCGTTTGCAAGTTCAATGAACAAATCTGGATTTCTTTTAGCAAATAACAATAGATCTCTTTTGATTTCTTTGCTAGTCATATCTGAAACTTTACTTCCAGATTCAACTCTTAATATTGCTTCCGCTTGGTCTATATCCATTGCTTGAGCAGCGTTTAATGCTGTTAATTCAAGTTCTAAATCGTATAGATCATCGATAGCTTCCTCAACTCTATCATACTCCCTGTATTTTTTATTTACCATTGGATGATATAACGATAGAAGTTTTTGTAAATTTTGTTTATTTTTAGGAACAAATAAAGTTCCATTATTAAATACGATATGTCCCATTGTTGCTTCCCCTTTTTGTTCATCAACAAATGGAGAATTTTGATTGGTTGCATATCTTAATTCTCTTTGTTCTCCAGTTTCTTCATCAAACCAAAGTAAAGAATATTTTCTAGTATGTCTAGATGGTATTGTAAGCGTTAAAGGCGATTCCGCCATTGCTACATAATATGTACGGTCTTTAATTTCCCAACCGATTTCTTTTTCAATTTTTTTAGCTGTTGCCATAATATAATATAATTAGATAATTTATAATAGGGTAATAGCTACCCCCGTCAGTTCAACGAGGGCAACCTATACCTTTGTTAATTGTTATGCTCCTGTAAACAATACGAAGTTATTAGCTCCTTGTACAACTAAACATCTTTCAGATAAGAATTGTACTTGCATTGCATCAAGATCAGAAGTGAAAGCACCTCCAACAGATCCAGTGATCCATGTTTTCATTCTTCTATCGTCAGCTTGTGAAGCTCTATAACGAACGTGTAAGAATGGTCTACGGATATTAGTTCCTAATAATTGATCGTAAACTGTAGAAGTTCCAGCTGGAATAAGAATACCATCAATACCAGATCCTAATTGACCAGCTCCATTTGTAGCTCCACGAGTAGAAGCGTCATTTAAGTATTTCCAGTCAGTTTTGTAAAAGTCATAAGACCCTCTTCTGAATCCAGAGAAACCTAAGTTCAATGCCATTTGCTCAGAGTTTTCAAATAAACCGTAAGCAACACCGCCTGCGGCTCCAGAAGATAATGCAGCAAGCATATCGTCAAAGTCAAGAGATGTTTCACGATCTAAGAATAACATGTTTTCTTCAATAGCTCCTTGAGTATCTAAGTTTTTCAAGATTGAATCAAACTCAGCTAAACCTGCAGCAGCAGAGAATCCAGCTAATACGTTACCTCTTTGTTGAACAGCAGCAAAAAGACCTTGAGTTCCTTTAGGGTGGATAGCAGCATCAAATCCTGATCCAGCCAAAGCTCCTGCGTTAGCAGCGGTTAAGAAAGCACCGTTAGCTCCAGCAGCGGTTTTAACCAATTCGCCTTCAATTACAGACATTTCTAAGTAATCTTCAAAACGTAATCTTGTTTCAGATTCAGCTTTTAAATACCATAAGTATCCAGAAGTACCATCTTCAGTAGCAACCTCAACCCATCCAATTTGAGCAGTATCAGATCCATTGATTTGATATTTGTCTTTGATGATGATTGGAGAGTTACTGTACTGAGTGAAAGAAGGGTTAATAGATCCTACAGATCCATTAGTACCTTTAGCAAATTCAGAACCATAAACGAAGATTTTTAATGCAGCTAAACCAACTCCAGCAGCAGCTAAGTTAGCATAGTTATAAGGATATACTTCTAATACACCAGCTCCTAAACCATCGGCAACACCTGAAGCTCCAACGAAACATTTTACGTCTGTACCAGTAGCTGGATCAATTACAACAATTGTCATGTTTTTAGTAATAACGTTTTGAACCAAAGTTCCAGCTGGTTCAGTACCACCTACAGGAATTGTAAGAGTTACTTTTGTAGCAGAAGTTTGAACAGCCGTTACATTGTTATAAGCAATGTGCAATCTATTTTGTTCAGACCAAACAACTTGATCAGAAGACATTGGCATTTCAGCCCCTACCATACGTAAGAATCCAGAAAGAGTTCTGTTTCCATAACGCTCTACTTCCGCTTCGTAGATTTCTGGTAAATATTGTTGTGCAAAGTCATTAGTACCATCTGTAAAATTCAGGTAGTTTGACTCTAAAGTCATTTGTTTTTGTGATGGAATTATAGATCCATACACCGGCGTTACATTTGCCATAATTTTAAATTTTAATTGTTAAATTTTTTTGTTTGTACTTTTAATTTGGTAGAATCAACACCGTTTATAGCTTTAACTTTAAATCCATTTATAAAACCATCACCATTAGGAACTGTCCTAGGGGCGCTAGTTATATTGTTGGATTTTGCAACGACCTCTTTAATAGCATCAGCTTTACCTTGCTCATAAAAATGTCTTGCAATATTGTCCGCATTTTCCGCTGCGTAAATCGCTTTGTGGTAACCTTTAACGTCTGTAACTTCCCCATCTTTATTTAAGAACTTCTTAATAAGATTTGAAATATCAGATTGTTTTTCAGCTAACGCCTCTTGATTTGCAACTCCGTATCTAAAACTTTTTTCACCAAGATTAAATTCAAAACCTTTGAATTCTTGAGTAAATAATTGTTTAGTGTCGTTTTTAAACTTAAAGTGTTTTGCTTCGGCTGATTCCTGTTGTTTATTATATCGATTAAAAAAGTCCGTTGCCTTTTGTTGTTCTTGAGTAACGCCCGGTCTCAACTTGATCTCGTCGTAATATTTACTCTTAACTTGTTCCAAATGGCTTTGAGCTTTTGCAACCTCTTCTTTAAAAGCGAGTCTTTTTTTACGGACATCGCGTTCATCGTCTAAATCCTCATCATATTCAAAAGCGTCTTCTATTAAGAAGTCAATTTCTTCTTCATTTAAATGAGGTCTTGTATTTTTATAGTATTCTTTTAATAAAACATTACTGTCAACATTTGAATAATCCGTATTTAATCTAACGTAATCTTCAACATTGCCCCCAGTCTCTTCCATAAAAGCAACTAGTTTTTCTATGTTTTCCGGTAATTTTTTACCTGTGCTTATTTGTTCTTGTATCTGCTCCTCAAGTGCTTGTTGTAAATTTGCGGTTTGCTCAATTACTTCTTGATGGATGATTTCTTCAATAACATTTTCAACGGGCCTTTCGTCTCCCTGTCCCACTGCTTGCAATTCCACTTGGGACTGTTCTGTGTGTAACACGCTTTCCGCTGGGCTTTGTTCTTGAACGGCATTTTCTGGCTCTTTAGTTATTACTACCTTTGTTGGTTCCTCTGTTTTAGGAACTGTTAAATCAACTTTAATTGGATCATTTGCCTTAGGAGCTTTTAAATCAATTTTTGTAGGTTGATCGTTTTTAATTAATTTTTTAGGAGTGGATCTAGATGCTTTCATCTTAAATTCCCCTTCTTGTTTTACTTGTTCTGACATGATAAAATATTATATAATTGTTAATAAAAATTTATTTTGGTTCAAACTGGGCTAAATCAAACCCGCCCATATTATCAAATCCTGCGGATTCAAAATCTTTAGGCATTGTATTATTTTGTCTTTGGTTAATTAATTCAGATTGTTGAGTGCCTCTTAATTTTTCTCTAGAATCTTTTCTATCTTCTAATTTACCTAATTTTTCTGCTTCTGCATTTGCTTGAACCTGAGCTAATTGCATTTGGTATTGAAATTCTTCCATCATCAATTGCTTTTTCAATTGAGCTTCATATTCCATTTTTTGTATTTCAAATTGATTTTTTGCTTGCGCAATTTGAATTTGAGTTTCCGCTAACGCTTGTTGCTTTTGCACTTCTGACATTGCAATAGATTCTGCCGCTTGCGCTTGCGCTTGTGCTTGCGCTTGAATATTGGCTTGTTGATTTGCTTGATCCTGCTCCATCTTTTTCTTTCTCTTATATCTAAGAGATTGATTTGCAAGTTTAAGATTTTTAATTTGTCTTAACTCAATTGCGTCTTCTAAATCAATTCCGCCATTTTGTAATGCAACTTGAATATTTTGTTCAAATTGAGCTTGTTCTTCTTCTTCTGGTTCTAATTCCAAATAAATACCAAAATCATGTATTTCTAAATTCTTTAATTCTGCTAATGTTTGTACATTGAATACAGATATACTTTGCGATAAAGAGTTTAAAGTTAAAGGAAACGACAAAGCATCTCCAACTCGTTTAGATATATTCTCACATATTCTTAATGTTAAAAACAAACTTCCATCTAATATATGTTTTGTTGCAGTATTTGATGAAGCGGCTGCCATTTTTTGCAATCCAACCAGCATGTCTCTATTTGGTAAACTTCCATCTCTTGCTTCATTTAATCCAGTGACATCTCTTATCATTTGTAAATAATATTGATAAGTAGTAATTAAAGATTGTATCTTTGCATTACCAGCTGATGTTTGTAATTCTTGAATAGGTACTCTCCCTGGGTTTTGTCCTCCGTCTTGAGACATTGATCTACCTACAATACTACCAGTTTGGAAATACATATTTAATGCTTCCGCTGCATTGTAGTTTGTACCATTACCTAAATCAACTTCAGCTAATCCATCTACATCCACAAATACTCCGTCAGGTACCATTTTAGACAGCACTTGTTGTAATTTTAAATGCGTCAATTGTATCATATCGGCAAATGTAGTAATTCTACTAACCAATGATTCAATCCTACCGCGATACATTCTAGGAGCAGTAATAGCGTAATTCATTTCTACTTTAGTTGTATCGGCAACTGGTCTAGTCATGTTCTCAGCTAATCTCCAATCAAGCATTTTATTATGGCCTAATATCTTTGCTCCACTATATAACACTTCAATACTTCTTGATACTACATCAAAATTATCACTTGGCGGTGGACTAAAAAAGTCTGTTTTTATTAAAGCTTTTTCTAATCCTTGATCTGTTTGTTTAATTTTAAATACTTGATTAGAATACGTTTTATATTCGAAGTATAGTACTTGAACAATGTTTCCGTCCTGATAGCCTCCATTATAATTTCGTACATAACTTGTATTCCCTTGATACTTTTCTATTTCTTTCATATCCTCGTATGATAACTCAGGATATTGCATTTTTAACTCTTCTAAGCTTACAGATTTTACTTCTCCAACATAATATATATCTTCAAAATTTGGATCTTCTGTGTAAGAATAAACTAGATTAGCGGGATCAACATAATCAATAACTATATCACTCGCTTTATTCCAACTTGTTTTTGCAGCGGCAATGCCTATTACTGTCAAGTCGTAATTTAATCTCTTATTTATTAAATCGTATTTATTATTAGCTAAAAAATTATTTATTAATTCTTCTTCTGCAATTTCAACAGCTTGTTTATAATTTAATTGCAAATGCAATTCAAGCTCGTCTTGATCTGAGGGCAAGCTATTTGGGTCTGGTGTATTATACAAATTTATACCTAAAGTCCCTTTCATGTTTTCCAAAAACTTTTTAGCCATCATATCTCTAAGTAATCCTTGAGCATATTTAGTTTTTTTCTGTACTGAAAAAGGATCTTGTGCTGTGGCTTTTATTTCATATGCTTTACTAGATATACCATTAACAACAATATCAACAAATTTAGATATAACCGGTATTGGTTTCCAATCTAAGTTTAAATAAGACAGATCTCCGTTAATAGATAATTCATCTTTGTATTTTTGCACCGGTTGTTCACCTCTTGCATATAATCTTAAATTATGATATTTTTGCCAAGTAGTTCCCCATCTTCCGCCTGGCATTCCACCGCCGCTTAATCCGCCAATACTACCCGCTCCACCATTGCTATTGAACCACTCGTACTCAATTGCTTGAGCCACCTGTCTACCATACTCTAAACTTTGTTTTTCTTCATCCGGTACAACCTGACTTGGAAAAGTACTATTACTATTAGTATAAACCATTTATTGTATTATTTGTGAATTTTCTCCACTATTATTATATCTCTTAAATCCTAATTCAAATTTAGGTTTTTCATAAGGAGTTGAAGGCGTATACATATGCTTATTACATGCCATTATAGCCAATCCAGAACTTATGGAAGCATCATGCTTCGTCCTATTATTTATATTAAATCTTGCCCAATCCTCTAAGGTTTTTTGGAAATACATGTTCCCATATGATCCATTCGTAAATCCAATATTGTTTTCAATATAAGTTTCTATAGCGGATGCATGAGCTTGCATTATATCTTGTGATGAGTTTGGTATTCCACCAATTTCTTTTTCTGCTGGTGATAATTTATTCCAAACTTTATCAGGTCTATTGATTGAATAGCCTCTGTATCCCCTTCTTTTTAAATAATAAAGTAATCTTGGTTTATTATTTTCTGCAAGTATTGGCATTCCGTAAAAAACTAAAGCCATTAATACTTCTTCAAAAAATATTTCAGCCGTCTGAGGTCTTGCAACATATTCTAAAAAGAATTGATTTGGTGGCACGTCTTCCATTGAAAACTTAGTTAAACCGTGAAGTGCACCATTTGATCCTCTGCTTGCATCCACTGTTCCTGATATATCATAACTATCACAGCCAAATGCGCCACAGTGTTCATTACCTGGGTACTTTAGTCCATTCTTTATTATTACACGATTTTGAAGATGTTTAGGTGGTACCCAAGAAATTAAAAATCTACCATCTTTATTTGGATAAAAATCTACAGTAGTATCTTGTATACCATTAGCCCATTGGAAGCTACCTCTTGTTAATACATTTGAGTTTCTTAGATCATCGTTGTAATCTATTTGCTCGTATATTCTAGTAAGATTAAATAATGATTGTTTTGCTTCATCTCTAAAAGCGTGTTGTTCTGTTCTTGGAAATTGGCGGTAGTATTCATTTAATCCGTCTTGATCGCTTTTTAAACCATCAACTTCGTTTTGCCAATGCTCAATAACACCGTATTCTATTTCGTTTCCGTCAACACCTTTGATTGGTTTTTTCGGAGTGTCGAAGACAGGTATGCCATAAGTATCAATGAATCCCTCGTACGACCATTCCATAGGTATGAACAAACTATATAGTCCTGAGCTAGTCTGGCCATTGCGGTTTCTTTTTGTAACATCTGAATCGTAGTAAAGTTTCTTAAAATTATCTCCTCCTTTATCTAAAGCGTTTGAGGTTGAACCCATCATACACTTACCAATAATACGACTACCTAATCGTAAACACGTTTTTGTAACGCGCCAGTTGTTTAATATATTATCGGGTCTTAGCCATTTGCCACTTTCATCATGTACAAGAAGCTTTAATTTTTCACCGTCATAGGAGTTATCCCCTGTATTTTTCCAGTCAATTGTTGTATCTAATCCGTCAAGTTCTTCTGGAGCGTCGCTATTATCTAATTTTCTTCTTGTAAATTTAGAAGCCGGCACTCTATACGCCAATTCTGTTTTAGGTCTATCCATACCATCTTGAATAGGTTTAAAAAAGAATGGGTAGTTTAACGATATTGGTACGACCTTATCGGTAAACATTGTTTTAGCATCCGATCCTGATTTAGATAATATACCAAATCTTGAATCGCTTGATATTGTTGCTTGGTTAACTAATTCTGCTGAAGACATAAATGAAAATCCAGAACGTCTATTTTTTAAATAACACATTCCATAACACCTAGTATCTGCTTTACAAGCTTCCCAGAATATAAAAAATAATCTATTTGACTCTCTAAAATCCGGTGCTCCAACATCTATCTTGCTCCATTGCAAGTACATATAATGTGT